GGTGCCAGATTGCCACAATCCGGTAAAAACCAAAAAATGCGGAATTGCCAAAAATCTTAGAAATTAGGACTTTCTAATTACCAAAAAATCTGGTGATCACCAGTATGAGGCACCACCGGATCAGACTTGGTACCGGGTTGGTGCCAAGTTGGTGCCATCCAGAAAACTGCTACTCACTCTTCGGCCAAAAATTCTGGGGCCTTTGGATTTTCCTCAGGATCTGATTCCAGAAAAACCTCACGGTAATAATCCATTCCGGATGCTTGTAAATTTATAGGGGTTTCATTAGCATGAACCTTACCGGCCTCAAATGCATTCCGGATTTCAATCATTTCCCTATTCTTAAAAAAGTCAACCCATGACTTCCTGACCTCCCCTTCAACCTTCCGTACCAGACCTTCTATCGGTGTCATGCAACCAAGCTACAAGTTCGTAATTATGGTACCTGGTTGTAAAATTAACCTTCATTTTATGGTAGACATCAGAAACCAATATCTCTTGCATTGGATCTATCGGAAATAGGTATCGGTAATGAGGGAACTGGCCTTCGGTAACCTCTACCATCCAGTACTCATTCCTGATAACCACCATTTCCCCTTGGATTAACATAGTGCAAATATGAATTTGATTTTTAAATTTTTCAAGTCATTATATTTACCACATGGAACTGAAACACTTCAAACTCTCAGAATTTGACTCACCAGACCTTCCAGGTTCCGGTGCAGTTAACATGAAACCTGAATTCCTACAGAAACTGGATAAGGCCAGAGAGATTGCAGGAATTCCCTTTAAAATCAATTCCGGATTCCGGACCTTGGCACACAACAAAGCTTTACAGGCCAGAGGATACAAAGCAGTTTCAAACTCCCCTCATATGGGTGGTTGGGCCGCAGATATCCATTGCAATTCCTCCGCTAACCGGATGACCATTGTGAAGGCCCTGATTGAGGTAGGATTTAAGAGAATCGGTATTGATAATACCTTCATTCATGTAGACTGTGATCCTACAAAGGATCAGAATCTGATATGGGTTTATTAAAAGATTCTCTGATGAAGGAAAACCTGGTCAACTTTTTGGCCGATATCCCTGCATACGCATTTATTGCCTATGCTAACTTCCTTCAGGTTATGCCAAATGATTATCCGGACTGGGAACTTTTTTTATTAAAGCATGGGTGGTTACTTTTATTACTTTTGCGCCTCTCTGTAGCTTTATATGACTTTGTCCTGAGATTGACCGGAAACTACTGGATTGTAGACCAAGAAGGCAAACCACGCAGGAAAAGCTTTTTAGAGATCCTTAAACAACAAATTATCTATCTTTTCAAATGAAATACATTTTTGAAACCATTATTGTACTGGTCCTTGGGGCCATTATTGCCTTTGGGATTGCCTTGTATATGAAGGTAAACGATATGGAACAGGCATTTGAGCCGGTGCCGGTATGGCAGGGGCCGGGGATGTCTGGGACTCCAGAGGGTCCAGAGATTGCTACTCAACTTCGGGCAAAACTGAGCCTTGAAGATTCTGTAAAAATTGCTCAACTTCAGGAAGATGTGGATTCCCTTTTTGCCACAGATCAAGTCTTTGCAAAATCAATTCTTTACTTAGACTCATGCAACCAGAGCAAACTAACAAAGGTGGAGAAAGCCGAAAGGAGAGGTCGGTTCGTAGGGGGTCTTCTCAGGGGCCTGTTCCCCAACCTACCAGGCAAGTAATACCTTCTCAATACTCTAAGAGAATGCAAGTCTATGCCTACTCTGCCGCCACCGTGATCCTTGTTGGATTACTGGTTGGCATGGGATATCTCTACAAGAAACAGAAAGTAGAATCAGGGGACTCAATCCTGATGTTTATTCTGGCTCAGATTGTAGGAGTCTGGGTTGCCCTGACAAACAAAATATTTAGGATTAACAATGTAGGTTCTGAAAAGAATCCTGAGTAATTTCGCCTTTCATAAACTCTTTTTTTGGTTAGTCCCCGGTAGTGAACTGCTCTTGTCGCTATCGGGGTTTTTTATTTTATATTTACACCATGAACTGCCTCAAGGATTACATTGGTTTACAGGGTTGTACTTCCGGTACTCCCTTGTCTGGTTTATACATAAATGACTATCCAGGAATGTCTACAGAACTTCTGGAGAAGGTTTCCACACCGGAGCAAGCTTCGTATGCCGGATTCTGGAATTCAACTCAGAATGTAGCTTACCAGAGGATTAAGAGGGATGTCCAGATGGCCCTCTTCAAATCTGCGGAGGCACAACTGGATCAGGTTCTCTTTCAGACTTCCAAGGTCTTTGTAGAGCAATGGAGAACCATCACCCCTCTACCGATGGCACCGGAATACAGAGGCACCTTCGTTTCCATTAATGGCAGTAAGTATCTGGGTATCCGGATTAAGCAGTTGTATGTTTACAATGCCGGTCCTACCATGGTTCCTGCCGTGGAGTGGAAAGTAATCCAGACTCAGGATGGTAAGGTTCTGGATTCCGGTACATATGATATGCAACCGGGTATGAACTATGTCCCGATTAATGAGGTATTCTATTCTGACTTTGATAAGGTAAACATCCTTGCGGTAGTGGATTGCACCAATCTGGATACCCTTCGTGGAATGTTTGTGGATTACGGTTGGAACCAGATGGATATTGAGTGTGCCACAAGGTTTACCTACCTCTGGAGGAATGGGTGGTTTATCCGGCCTGTAACTGCACCGCTATCCTATACCATGGGTTCTGAATGGGATTCAAGCTTCTCCCAGAATGGAGTTTACATGGATGCCCAGTTGATCTGCTCCATTGATGCCTTCCTTTGTCAACAGAAGGAGTTTCTTCTGGATGCATGGGCAAACATACTTTGCTACCATGTTCTCTGGGCCAAGGTTTCATCTCCCAGAGCAAACTACTTTGCACAAGGCAATCGGGAGTACACAGAAAGAGCCATGGCAACTTTCATGGCAGACTACCTGGATTCTCTAGCTATCTGGGGAAGGCAATTAAACCTGAGAGCAGAAGGTCTTTGTTTTAACTGTGATAATGCCGGATTAATCCAACAAGGATCTGTGCGGCCTTAGTCATACACTAACCGGTATAATCCGGCTTAGTGAATGGTTTATTATGCACAGAACTACGATAAGTACGGAAAATTGCCGTACAAGTTTGTCGCAAAAGTTGCCGATATTTGCGACCAATAAGACCCCTCAAGCCTCTTCACAATGCTCACCCGGAGGGGTTTTCGATTTATAGGAGTCAAGATAGGATTCGAACCTATGACAATGCAACCATATAGGATGTGATTGGCCTCTTCCACATTACGCATTACTTGACTATATTTGTTTTTAGTTCCTCCCTTCCGGTAGTCCCGGTTGGCTAACACCCTCTGAATCGGGGGTGTTTCTTTTTTCTGCCCAATATTCATCAAAATCAACAATGGCCCTGACTACATTATGGCCTCTGTCCCTATAGGCTTTAATGGCCGCATCCCAGGTTTCTCCATGTTGTTTTTTCTCCATTTCAAGGGCCTGTTCAACAAGGTCAGGCCACTTTGTAGACCTTATTAGATAATCATGCTCAAGTAGCCACTCTAATGCACTTTTACTCATCCTTATTTTCCTTAAATTTTGTAAGATGTTTTTGTTCTATTATGTAAACTATCTCTCCATTACGAACTGTTGAATAGTCTTCAGACCTTGCCTGTGGGTACTTAATGTGGCCCTTAAAATCAACAGACAGGAGATCCGGACCGATAATGGCAAGAGCATAGTAATCTACAATCTTGTTAATCTTCTGGCCTATGTAAAGCTTTGCATCTGGCCTTCTGGAAGACTTAATGTCAAACCGGTATCCATCAACCAGAGCATCATATCCGGCAGACCTTGGTTCTGTATCACAACTCAGGAACACATTAAAGTATTTACAGAAAGCATACTCAGAGATTACACCATCCAGATGTATCTCAACAGGATCTCTGGTAGACTGGATATGCTCCGGAACCCTGCGGATTATATTAGCATGGTACCGCATGGATGCAAGTTGCCAACAGAAGACAAGTTCAGACCTGGACAAGTTAACTACCATTCTTTTTTGCCTTCTCCTTAATCAGGAATTGAATGATTAGCAATCTAAGCACCGAAGAAAGTTTCTTGTCTCCAATGGCATCCAGAAGTGCTTTCTTTTCCTCTGGAGAAAGGTAGATAGAAACCTTTTCAAATTTCTTTTCTACTGGATCCTTGTATGTTTCTTTTGGCATCTAAGTAGTGTAAAATTGATGAGTACAAATCAAGTGAAGATTCCGCAAACTTTCTGGTCTGGGTTGTTTTAGCAAGCTTTGACTTGTTTAGATATTTAAGTTCTATCCTAAGAAGTGCATCAACCATTTCAGGGTAAGACATTGGCTTAAAAGTTTTCATCGTATTTCTTGATTAAGGTATCGTATCCCTGTTCCTGGATAAACTCAATGCTTACTGCTTTCTTAGTTGCCCATACTGCTTTCTTGTGCATTGGATTTGCACTATGCAGGGCATAATTATAATTATTCTTATCCTCCAGACTGTCCCAGTATGTTTGAATTTCCCTGACCATTTCCCGGTTCTTCCTATCCAGATAAAACTCTATAGGAGGGTTGTTTATAAGCTTTTCCATCTCTTTATTGAAAACCTCCCTTTTCTTCTCTTTGGACATTTCCAGTCCAATTTTTACAAGTTTATCAAAGTGGAGATCCACCAGAATATCATTGGCCTTAGGGTCTTTTATGAAGTTATCAAAACTTGCACGGATTGCATCTTTTTTCATTTGTTCATCGGGTTCATGGGTTGTAATGGTTGTTGTGGGTGGAGGACTGACCATCTTATCCTGATGGTTTAGTCGGAATTCCTTGTACCATTGGAAAATATTGGATGCAGATAAAGTATTTAACTGGTTATCCAGTTTAATCTGACCAAAGGCACCCATCTTAATGGCCTGACAGATATCATCTACATGGGCATAAGGATAGTTCTTCTTTATGTAATCAATGGCCTCTACGGCATTATGCTTTGCCGAATTCCCATCTACATTAATACCCATGATTACTCCGGCCCTTGCAATTTCCTGAAATATCTTTAAGACCACAGACTGCTTATCTCTTGCCAGTTCGGTACTGAGCCTCCCAGGCTCTGAGATTACCGCAGGGAGGTAGTTATAGATTTTCATCATTCATTATGCTTTGCATCCCCTTTAAATATTCAAGTTGCCGGTGTTCCCAAGATCCACGATAAGGGTTCAGATTCGGTGCAGGGTTCTGGATGTAAATGGTTTTATCCATAGTATCCTTCCATGTTACAAGAGCCGCCTTCCAGTTCTTCATCGGGTTCTTGCCTACCTTCCATCCTTTGGACTCATAGAATGAATAGAACTGCTCTGCAAAAACCCTGATTCTCTCATTGGTTGCACAGGGGTGAAGTTCTTGTACATACATTGTGATTACATCAACAGTAGGCTTCTGGAACTGCTTCCGTTTCTCAGGCAATTTATTGCCAATAAACTTTTGTCTGCTCTCATTAATGTATTCTTTGGCAAGGAACCAGATTGCCTGTGGTGGACCAGATAGGTAAGTATCTTCCCCATCTATGGTGTAGGCACAGATTGCCTGTAGGATTGCCACTTGATCTTCTTTATTTAAAGAATCAATGGCAGGAAAAATCTTTTCGTTGAAACTCATAATGGTTTTTAGAATATAAATATGTAGAAACTCATTATGGCTACCGTGATTACTAAGGCCAGATTGGCTCCCTTGTACATCCGACATTCATCTTGGCACTCCTGAAGTTCATCCATTAGGTAATTTATCTCCCCATCCATGTCCTTTAATTTAGCATTAAAGTTATCCCTCATTAACTGCATCGTGTCTGCACCTCTTTTTACTTCAAGATCTCTTGCACCCTCAAAGTAATCCCGGCTCTTACGGTATTGCTCTGCCTTGGCTCTTGAATGGGAAAGTGCATCCCATAATACGCACGGTATGAGATAGGTGATTTCATCCTTACCGGTGATGGTAATGGAATAAACATCGTTGTCAGGATAGTGTTCTACCACACTATAACCTAATTGACTTTTCTTGTACTCTTTCATGGTTAGATTATTTTGGGCAAAAAAATCGGAAGGTTTTTAATAAAGCAAATTTTTTTTTATCTCAAATAGGAATCTACTACCTCAATGCACTCATCAAGGCTATAACTCACTATACACATCCACCCCTCTGCATCCAGTTGTTTCATAAACTCCAATTGATTATCGGATGGTTTGTTATAGCCAACTTTTAGTTCAATTGCCAAACCGGAGTAACCCTTTTTCCGGTTAAAAATCAGGATATCCGGCACCCCAGATTTGACTCCCATTTTTTTTAATTTGGTAGCCTCAATAATATTTCTTGATCCACCATTGGGTGGATGGATGTAGATAACTCCCTTCATATCAAGGTATTTGGCAAAGGCTCTCTGGAAGTCATCTTCCTTCCCATCATATTTTTTGAATTTTTTTTGCTCCATATGTTTTGCTTTTAATGAAAACCACTTTCATTTGCACAAAATTACACTATATGGAATTGAAAAAAATGTTTGATTTCTGCAAGGAGACTGGTCTCCCGATGTGGAAACTTCACAGGAACCTACATTGGTTTAAGGTGAGGGTTAAGAAGGGATACAAGAAACCTCAGATTGTAGTCTGTCCTGAGAACTATGAGGCGGCTAAGAAACTGATTCTCAAGACAGAAACACGGCCAAAGCACCCAAGGGTTACCCTGGATGAGTTCTGCTATACCTATGGTGTACCTAAGGAGGTACTGTTGGTTTACATAGACTCATTCCTGACTGAATACGAAGGTGAGGAAAGGCTTATTGCCACTACGGCCAATAATATCCGGAGGGTTAATCAATTGATTGAGAGCATTCGGAACAATTCTCACCTAAAATTTCAGAAGAAAAATTTGCTTAATAAGAACGAAGAACCAATAATTGCAAAAAATTAGTCATGGGAATAATAGCTAAAAACAATGGCGGTGGAGAAAGGATTCTTGCACCTGCCGGTACACACCTTGCACGGTGTTACAAAATGATTCATCTGGGAACCATTGAAGACTCCTATAATGGAGAATCCAGATGGGTAAACAAGGTCCTGATTGAATGGGAACTTCCGAATGAGAAAAGGGTTTTTGATCCCTCAAAAGGAGAACAACCAATTTCCATTTCTAAGGAGTTTGCCTTGTCCATGCACCCAAAGTCAACCCTGAGAGCCTTCATGACATCATGGAGAGGCAAAGGATTTACTGAGGAAGAGGCAATTGCCTTTGATGTAACAAAGCTTGTAGGAGCGGCCTGTCAGTTGTCTATTATACATGAGCCACGGCAGAAGTATCCAGGTGAGTTCTATGCTAAGATTTCCTCCGTTTCTTCCCTGATGAAAGGAGTTAAGGCACCGGATCAGATTAACCCAAGTTTCATCTTTGAACTGGACCCATTTGAGGTGACAGTATTTAATCAGTTACCGGACTACTTTAAAACCAAGGTAATGGGTTCTAAGGAATATCAGAATCTCATGAATCCGGAGGTTGCACATCGGGAAGAACTTGCCACTAAGGTAGATTCATGGAAGGCAGATGAGGAAGAAGATGAATTACCCTTTTAATATACCACTATGAATCTTTGGCAACTAACCCAAGAGGAGATGGAGTTCATCTCCATGATGGAGGAAAACGGAGGCGAAGTGACTCCTGAAATGGAGGAAGACCTTGCTATCCGTAAGGAAAACTGGGAGGCAAAAGCAAACTCCTACACCAAGTTTATCTTAAAGCTTGAGTCTGATGTTGAGGCCGCATCTGCCGAAATAAAGAGGATTCAGGATCTCAAAAAGGTAAAGGAAAATACCATTACCAGATTGAAAGGATCACTTCTGGATGCCCTCAAATTCTTTGGAAGAACCGATGAGAAAACAGGAACAAAGAAATATGAAACCCCTTTGTTTAAGCTATCCATCCGGAACTCAAAGTCGGTATATGTATACGAAGAAACAGAAATCCCTGAAGAATTCTGGGTTATTAAGAAAGAGGTATCCAAAACCCTCATATCAAATGCAATTAAGGATGGCCTTGAGGTCCCCGGAGCGCAGATGAACAGTAACCAGAGCCTTCAGATAAAATAAGCGTTTATTGTAATTGTTAAACATTTAAAAGAGGGGGGTCTTACCTCCCTCCTTTTTAAAATATGAAGGAAATTACATTGTCATCTGGAGCCATAGTATTAATAGATGAAGAGGATTACCATATTGTTTCAAAATACAAATGGTATGAATTGAAAGTAGTAAGAAAAGGCAAGTATTACACCAGTTATGCCATTGGAAAAGATGGGACTACTAATAAAAGAAAAACAATAACAATGCACCGTTTGATTATGGGATTCCCAGAGGATTTGTTTATTGACCATATTAATCATAACGGATTAGATAATAGAAAAGAAAACCTTAGAGTTGTTACGGCAAGTGAAAACCAGAAAAATCTAAGGCCGGGGCATCAACCAAGAAATTTGAATTTTGGTTGGAAGCAAAATGGGAAAGCTTCAATTTATAGAAACTCTAAGCTTACTGAAGAGGATATAAAGTTTATCCTAAACTCACAAGGAGTTAAGCAAAAGGATCTTGCTAAACAATTTAATGTAACACAACAATGTATTTCAATAATCAAAAAAAAGTATGAGAGCAGTAATGATGTTTGACTTAGATGAGCAGGAAGACCGGATGTCTCATTTAAGATGTATTAAGAGCCTTGACATGGCCCTGGCTATGTGGACATTCACCGGTAAGCTTAGAAACATTGTAGATACCTCTGAGGATGGTAAATACATTGATGAAGATCTTGTCTGGAAGGCATGGGAAGAATGCCTGACTGAATATGATGTTAACCTTGATAAAATGGTGTACTGATGCTTTACATTGATTGGTATGCCTGGGAGCATGACTCTAAGCATAATCTGGCCGTTATGGGAATAATGAATGAATACATTAAACGGTCTGGGGCCTACATAGGTCCAAGTGATCCGGATGCAGAGGATGACTTTGATAATCCAAATTATTATATTCCAAAGGTTTCAGATGAGGTAAAGGAAGAACTTAATATAGCCATGCGTTTCCTCCGGATGGCCTATGTTTATGAGTTAAGATTTAAGAAACTAAAGGAAGGTGAGGATGATGAGGAAGATTTTCTGAGACTTCTCCGGCAACAACTGGATGAGGTTGGCTTTACAAAGTGCAATGCCTGTGGTATCAGAGAATTACCAGATAACTACGTGGGTTGTAGATTTTGCGGACATATAAACTAAAAACTTATGCCAGATATAACTATGTGTGAAGGGACAGAATGCCCATGGAAAGCAAAATGCTATAGGCATACTGCAAATCCAAATGAATTTAGGCAAAGCTACTTTGCCGAATCACCCGGTAAGAAGGTTGAAGAAATTTTTACCTGTGAATACTTCTGGGGAGAACAAAATGATAGTATTTACAATCAATTAAAAGATATTTGCAACTCATAATTTTTGGTGTTAAACATCGTAACAAAAAAAGGGAGACTCTTAGCCTCCCTCTTTTTTTTTATCCGGTTAAGGATTAGTCGGTAAACTGAGCCTCAAATACACCGTTGATGTTATAGTTATCATCGGTTGCTTTGAAGAGGTTAGTTGGAGCCGCAAACAAATCAAAATAACACTCAAGGTAAACTTTGTAAACCTCTGAGCATTCGTCACTTAGGATGCGAACATCGGTCTTAACCTGAGGCAGACCAGGCATTGGCATTGTGAATCTCTTCATAGTTCCAATGTCTCCGAAGTTACCTACATACTGGAGGTAAGGCAGATACAGGAGAGAACCGGGAGCAAATACAACGGCAGAGTTTTCATCGGTCAAAGAACCACCAGTAATGATGTTAGGATCGAAGTAGAATTCTGCAATGCCGGTGTTAGAACGAACGGTGGAGTAGTCCAGACCGTTAGCCGCCTGACCGAAGTACCGGGAATCATTCATCCAAACCCTCTGGAGAGAACCAGGTCCACCGATAATGATAGGTGCGCCATTGAAACCAGAGTTCATGTACGCTTGCTTCATGGTGAACAGACCCTTTGGCACCAATGAACCGGTGGTAGAATCTTCAACTACATATGTTTCAGATGCAATTGTACCGCCCTGACCATACCATGCTCCGAAAGAAGATGAAATAGAGGTAAGGAGATCCTGATTCATTGCCTGAATGAGAGCATTACTGGCAAGTTGGAAATCGTTGAAGAGTTCACGAACTACGGAGAGAGGTCCACCGGCACGGCCAATGCCATTTGCACGGCTTACAATGGTTCCAGGATCGGTACTGCCGGTAAGCGTAACTAACTGAGAATAAGACTCACAGTACACACGAAGTTGCTCCTCACTCATTGAGAAGTTAACAGAACGGTATTGAGTGATGGGAACATTTTCCTCAAGATAAGGCATTGCGTTCTCATCCACATTACACGCTTTTACGGTATCTGTATCATCCGCAGTAAGCCTCTGCTTATATACCACACGAACCTCTTTGGAGTGACCAGTACCATTGTCATTTGCTTGGCGAATGATGGTTCCGGTATTCAGGTTGGATGGATCTGTAAGAGCGGCAAGAGTACCTCCGTGAATTTTCACATTGGCACTATTATTAATCAAGTTGTCCGACAGAGATGTGAGTATGGCCGGACAGATATTTTCTGTTGCTACTGACATTTTGATTATGGTTTGTAATTGGCCGCAACATTAGAAATGTCGGCCAAAGCGGACCGGACATGAGCCGGGATATTTTGTGTGCCTTGCGTTTGGGGTACAAACGCATTTGGGGGGGTTGTGCCTTGCTCAAATAAAGTAGTTGTGCCACCAACTTGCTTTTCTTTGAGTAATTTATTCTCCTGCAAAACTAATAAAGAAAGGTCATTGTATGTAAACTCTTTTCCGTTTACTACCAATGGAAGACTTTCATCTCTTAGGTTAACAAGCTTTGCCGTATTGTACTCTGGGTCATACACAATCTTACCCTGTAACTGGTTCAGTTTAGAATCAATTACTGACTGGTAAGCAGGGATTCTTGCGGCCTCAGGTACATTATCATTCCATTGAATTCCGGATAACTGGGTTTGCTCCCAGAGTTGCTTCATTTTAGCAACATATTTATCTGCTATCAGGGATTTCTCAATCTCTACCTTCTGCATGGCCTCATCAACCCTTGCCTGGGCTTCGGCAATCTTCTTCATGTACTCATCAGATACATCCTTGTTGGTGTTCTGCTTGGCCTTCTCCTCAAGGTCTTTGAGTTTCTTGAATGCAAGCTTCACCTTGTCACCGGAGTTCTTGGTGATCTTGAGTTCATCAATGCTCTGTGGGTCCAGACCGTACTGCTTGGCAAGGTTTACGATTTCCTCATCATACCCCTGCATATACGAACCGATGAAATGCTTCTTGAGATCCAGACTTGTCTTAGCAAGTTCTGC